TTAAACCGGTTTAATACAGCCCGCCCCACTTTCTGCCGTACCCTGATGGCATGAAACGAAAAAACCCCCATTGGAAACCGCACATCGGCGTTGCTGCCTGTCTGATTGAATTAGACGGCACAGCTCCCAGCGAAATCAAGCTTATCCCTGCCGGCACTTTTAAAGCTAAGGATGGCCGCCCCACTGGACTACCTGGCTGGAATCTTAACGAGCAAAACGCGCATAGCATTGTTGCTGCAGCTGCAGCGCAATCTGATGATTTACTCATCGACTACGAGCACCAAACCCTATACACCCGACAAAATGGCAAGCCTTCCCCTGCCGCCGCCTGGTTTAAAAATATAGAGTGGAGAGCCGGATTAGGTTTATTTGCGACTGATGTGCAATGGACAGCCGCCGCGAAATATATCAGCCCCGTACTGACTTACAACAAAAAAACCGGTGATATCACTGGTATCTTAATGGCCGCTCTGGTCAATGTTCCCGCGATTGATGGCCTGGAAGACCTGGCTGTTGCGCATTTTGATTTTTCAACCTCTGAGGATTCCCACGTGGATAAAGAAACCCTTGCACTATTAGGACTGGATGAAAACGCCAGTGCTGAACAAATTCATTCGGCAATTGTCGCGCTTAAAGCGTGGGAAACCGAAAAACAGCAGTTAGAAACTGAAATGGCTGATTTAAAAGCCAGCTCAGCAGCAGCACCCGACCCGGCAAAATTTGTACCGGTTGAAACTATGACGGCGCTAAAAGACCAGGTGACTGAGTTATCTAATCGCGTTAGCTCGAAAGAGTGCGAAGAGCTTATCACTGCCGCTTTATCGGATGGCCGTTTACTGTCTGCGCAAGAGCCGTGGGCTAAAACGTTAGATGTGGTTGCTCTTAAGGCTTTTTTGAAGGATGCGCAGCCGATTTCGGCTCTGAGCGCAATGCAAACGGATAATAAGACCTTTGATGATGATGGCAAAGCGATTTTAAGCACTGAGCAAATGGCTATCTGTTCGCAAATGGGTATTGACCCGGAGCAGTACAAATTAACTTTAACCGAGGCGGCATAAATGACTGCATTAACTAAAGATCGTAACACCGCATCACGAGTAAACTTGCTGTACGTATTTGGCATGGCAGCGGCCACAAAAATTTATGCAGGCTCTATTGTTTGTGTGGATGCAACCGGCTTCGCAACACCTGGCATTGTTTCGACTGCTTTAACTGCGGTGGGTCGTGCTGAAGAGCAGGTGGATAATTCTGCCGGTGCTGATGCTGATGTGACTGTTCAAGTTAGCAAAGGTGTATTTTTATTCGCCAATGCTGGCGATATTACTATCGCACATATTGGTGCGCTGGCTTATATCAATGATGATCAAACCGTATCTTCTGTTTCGACATCAAAAACTACTGCAGGAACGATCAAGCAGGTTGATTCTGATGGTGTCTGGGTAGAAATCGTTTAATAAGGAAAAATAATGAAAAAAATTAAAATTCACATTGTAATGACTCTGTTGACGGTATTAGCAATTTTTGCTTTTCCAGTCAGTGCAGCAAATACCGCACCTGAAATGCTTGTGCCATTTGGCATGGCCGGGATGCTAGTTAATAAAACCTCGATAGAGAGTATTTTTACTGGTTTAAAAACCATTTTTAATAATGTTTTAAAAGCACAGACAGGCAACTGGCAAGCGACGGCCATGGAAGTGCAATCTAATTCAAAATCTGAAGAATACGCCTGGTTAAGTCGCTTTCCAATGATGCGAAAATGGATCGGTGACAAGTCGATTAAATCGCTAGAAGCCAATAACTACACGAAAGTGAATGAGGACTGGGAAACCACTATTGCGGTCAAGCGTAACGATATTGAAGACGACAGTCTGGGTATCTATAACACGCAGGCACAAATGGCCGGTGATTCCGCTGCAGAACTAAACGATATAATCGTTGATGATCTGAAAAACAATGGATTTACGAATGTCGGAATTGATGGTCAGTTTTTTTATGATACAGATCATGAAGTAAATGGCGCGTCTGTTTCCAATAAGCTGACCGCTTCGTTAAGTTCAGCATCATTTGCTTTGGCTAACGGCAGTTACGGCGCTGCACGTACCGCGATGATGAAGTTTACAGACGAAGAGGGCATGCCATTGCGCTTAATGCCTGATACTTTGGAAGTGCCTCCAGCACTGGAAGCGGTGGCTAATAAGCTAATCAATGCTGATAAGCTCGATGATAATAGCCCGAATCCTTTCCAGGGGACGGCTAAAGTTATCGTTAACCCAGCTCTGACTTCTGATGATGCTTGGTATTTATATGCGACGAATAAAGCGGTTAAGCCGTTTATTATTCAGATGCGTAAGCGCCCTGTGTTTGTCTCTCAGACCAGCATGGAAAATGATGATGTATTCAATAAAGCTGAATACAAATTTGGTGCAGAAGCCAGAGCTACCGGCCTGTATGGATTCTGGCAGCTAGCAATCGGATCAACCGGCTAAATGCTCCCCACTGTAGAGCGGACTTCAGTCCGCTACTACTTTGACCAGGACTATGACTTAATATTTTGATTAGCGGACTAAGTCCGCTCTACAAGGAACAATTATGGCAGCAGCAAAAAAGACACAAAAAGCCCTACGTATCACTACTAAACGTGATGGATGGAGACGTGCAGGGCGTGAATGGAGCGGGACCACTGAGGTTCTGGCCGCTGATTTCACTAAAGATCAACGCGCATTGCTGGAGAATGATCTAACAATGATCGTTGAAGAAATCGACATTGCAGTAGAGCCAGCGGCTGAATAATGGCTTATTGCGTTAAAGCCGATATGGTATCGCGGTTCAGTGAGATTGAGATGGTTCAGCTCACTGACCAGGATAACTTAGGGATCATAGATGACACGGTTTTAGACCTGGCAATTAATGATGCCAGTGCGGAAATTGACAGTTACCTGGGCAATTACACATTGCCCCTGGTGACTGTACCGCTTAGCCTGGTACGTATTGCCTGTGATATCGCGCGATATTATCTTTATGATGACATGGTGCCGGCGGATGGCGTGGTATTAAAGCGCTATGAAGATGCTTTAAGGTTCTTAAGATCCGTGGCTAAAGGTGATATTAGCCTGGGCGTGGATAATGAAGGGAACTCCCCTGAAACTATGACATCAGGCGGGCGGGTTTTTTCGCGTGCCGATGATGGGTTTTTGTAAATGTCTGTTTCGCTCTCAGGAATGTCACTGCACACCAACAACGACAACGAGGGCGGTTGGGGTGGTACTGATGGACCTGATACATATAACAACGCGCGGGATATTTACATTCTGGATGAGTTCAAACCTTGCGCCATATTACACCGATATAAATTTAGAACTGCAATCGACAACAAATAACTATAAAACGTTTACGGTTGCAACATCAACAGACAAAGAAATTGGCGGAAATTTTGTTGCTTCAGCCATTGATTATGTCAATAAAGGCACGTCAACCGGGACATTTGTCCCGGCAAGTTTTGCAGTTTCAAGGATTATTGTAGACAACAGCTCATCAGGGAATATCAGGTCAGTTATTAATAACTGGATTGATGCCATGTATTACGGTCCTGGGCATACAGTTTCCGGAACAACAACAGGCGATAAGCTGTTTGAAGAATCAGCAGCGGTTGATGAATTAACGGCTAATAAATACGGTGTCATGTGGAATTACAACGGCATTATTTACAGCCAGGGTGATATTGACCTAAGCGGAACGGCGCTGACTTCTGATAGTGAAACGCTGGTATTTGTTGATACGGTTAATGGATACGACACGTATAACCTCGACATTTCAGGCACGGTGACTTTTAAAAACACAGGCATTATTGGCGCAGGAACGATTGATTATAATCTTGATGCCTCGGGTGCAACTGCATTTTCTAAAACAGGTGGATTTTTAACCGCTTGTAAAGCACTTACTTTGATTGATGGACAGACTTTTGACGGGGTTGTTATTAATAGCAATACCAGTTCAAGTATTGCCAATGATCCTGATAGCTGTACCTGGAATACATGCGGATTGATAACAGTCACATCAACCGGATCACTTAATAGCTGCTCCTTAAATAAAGGTTCAGGCACTAGCGCGGTCAGTATTTATTTACCTCGGATGGCACAGGCCACGCGGTAGACCTTGGCAGTATTGCCAGCACGCAATCTATGGCCTGGGACAATCTGGAATCAGGTTATGCAGCCACGGATGGAAGTACAGGCAACGAAACTATTTTAGTTAATGTGGCTTCTGGTCAGACCTTAACGATTAATGTTGCCGCCACAGGCAGTACGCCAACGATTAAAAACGACGGCACAGGAACGGTTAACGTAGTTGCAGGCCAGAAAACATTTAGCTTTACAGTGAGTCCGAGTATTACTGGCTATGAGTGGCGGCTATATGAAGATTCTGGTGTTTCTGGTGAGCTAGGCACAACAGAGCTGGCTGGCGAAGAAACCGCTACCGTTGATAATCAGTCATACAGCTACAGTTATTCAACCGATACCGATGTGATTTTACAAATTATTTCAGATGGATATGAAGAATTTAATGGCTATTACACGCTAGCCAATGCTGATCAAGATTTAACGATTAATTTAAACAAAGAAGAGAATACATGACCGATTTAATAAAATTACAAAAATGTTATATCAGACAATCTCTCGATGTTAAAGAGAATGCCTGGGTAGTTTTCTCTGAAGAAAACGAAGAGCTGCACGAATTAGATGCAGCACTCACACCAAAGGCGGCTATGTCTTATGTGCATTTTGGGCGTAAGTTTGAGCTAGAAGCATTTAATGTTGGCATTACTTTTGGCAAATCAGAAGAGCGCAAGATTGCATTAAAAGTGATTGCTGAATTAAAAGCAAAATTAGAATTTATTGAACAGCAGAATATGCTGCTGTCTACAAAACTTGAACAATTTATTATCGGAGAAGAAAGCTAATGGCAACCCCAGCACTGATTGATTTATCAAATTACGACACTCTGCTAGTACAAAGTACACAAGGACGCGGAGGTACACCCGACGGCAATATCTTCTTTGATGTGACTAATGGTCGTATTGAACTCATTACAGCAGAAGAGCAAGCATTAATTGATATGACATCTGTCGGTGGGGCGGCTTCTGAAGCTAACCCACTAACTGAAGATTTAGGCATTAAATTAGAGGCGTTGTATGCGTTT